CCTAGAACGAACAACTTTCTTTTGGTCGTTAATTATTTTTTTCATAGAAGATACACCTATGTTAGAAACACCACCCCACTTAATATTGGCAATAGTTCCATTAAGTCGGTTGTTACCTTGATGTCTTCCCATATATCGTTCTCTTCTACGAACCCAGTTAAGAACTGATTCACTTCTATCACCAGACTTATATTTAGTCCAATTTCTAAAGGCATCATTTCCTGTAAATGATGTAGGAGGATTACCTCCGTTACCAGCTCTTCTCCAAATCTCAGGCCAATTTTCTTTTAGGTCTTTTGCATACCCATATGGAAATTGCTTGTATTTTGAATTGGAGATTGATACTTGTTTATCATCTCCTGGACTTGGAAAATTTGTTCTATCTTTTTTAGGCTTTTCAGATTTTTTTGGTTTAATTGCTTCTTCATAAGCTTCGTGTGTCTTACATGGCATGAAAACATTTTTACCATCAACTTTATGAGTATGAATTCCAACTGCGCAAGCAAGTTCTTTAGACCTTTCCATTGCTTCACCTGGATTATCAAATATATCTTTAGGGTTAGCTGCTTTGCTATTCTCAGGTTCTATTTCAAATTGTGATTCCATAAGTACTTCTGCTTCTTCTAGGCTTACTCCTAACTCTTCAATATTATCATAATCTTTTTTAGGTTTGCGTTTTAGGTAAGAGTTAGCTTCTTTTTCTGTATCAAAACATTTAATAACTTTATTTGTATCATGACTTATAACACACCAAGCACCATTAGGCATTTTAGCTACATACTTTTCTTCATTACGAGGCTCTTCGTTTTGTTGTATTCTTGGTTGCCTAGTAGATTCAACAGGATAGTTTCTACCATCCATAATATCTTTTACATCTACTTCATCTCTGTAACCAGCAGCTTCTGGTAACTTAGCTACTTGTGCAGCTTGACTTCTATTTTCTTGAGGTGTGTCATTTAAAATAGCTTGACCTTCTGTATCTACCTGAATCATATTTAATGGTCTAAGATATACATCATGTTTTTCATCAACATCTAATCCAACTACTTGTCTAGCTTCACCAATTGTTATCCAACCACCAGATACACCCATGTTTACTCTTTTATAAAGTTCATCCATATCTGTTTGTAAAGCTCTTACATTTTGTATGTCATACATACATTCTAAATTTTGGTCTCCAAAATCTGGTATAAGTAATTGATGTGTTAATTCTGCTGCAACTGTTCTCCACATTGGAACAAGTTTTTGTTCAGTAAAAAATTCTCTTAATTCTTTTGTATTGTTGTAAGTGGCCGAATCCAATCCAGCTCCAAGTCCAGCGAGAATAGCTGGTACACCTAAAACTGCAGATACTCTTTCTTCAGGTATTCTTCTTAGTTCTGCTAATTTCATTTGGTCAGGTGAGAATGAAACTATATCAATATTCATTGCTCCAGACAAAACCATAGGAGCACCCCTATTAGCACCACCAAATTTTTCTTTGTACATTTGAGAAATAGATTCTGCCTCTTCCCTAGTTGGACCACCGAATCCATCATTCCTAGGTGTAAGTACCACGCCTGGCACAGCCATATTATTTAACAGTGCTGCTGTGAACTGACCAGCGGACTCGTCACCTAAGATTTCTCTTAGTACTGTTTTAAGAGGAGCATGTCCTCTACGGTGGTCATTAGGGTCTATTCCTTGTCGTATATGAACTATATCTTCAACGGGCAATTCTACTTTTTCGCCTTTACCATACAAGTAGTAGTCGTAATGAGTTATTAATTTTTGCTCATTACCTCTGACTTCTACTAAGTGTGGCATTAAAGGAACAAGTTCCATGACTTTACCTTGAGAATTTCTATTCTTATATAAGAATGCATCTCCCAAAGTATTTAATGCTAAAACTATATAATGTGACAATAAGTTTGCAGACATAAATGGATTAGGCCTTGAATATAATTTAGTTAAAGGATGTGTTGCTACTTTTTCGTTATCTAAAAATTTTGTATCTTTTTTAACAACATGTAGTTTTGGTTCTGAAAAAGAAGTAGCTAATACGTTTAAACAAGCTACAACTGCGGAGTTACCAGAGCCATCTCCTATTTCTTTTAATTTATCTGATTCCCAAAATCCTGATGAGGTATTATATCCGTAAATTGATGAGTCATTACCAAATAATTGATTGTAATTACTTTGAGTCTTTTCTTCTGTTGTTCGGCCAGGGATTATAAAATCCAAAGCCTTCTGGAATCTACTTTTTTCTTCCATCTAATATGCTGTCCATTGTCGTCTAGTTTGTATTGACTGCGCTGCGAGACCCAGAGCATCGACTTGGTCGTCGTGTGCTCCAACAGGGAAAGTCAATAATTCTCTCTCTAGTTCTGTAAGCCAAGTTGCATCTTTACGAAACATCACTTCGCCTGACTCCATCCTAGCACTAAGCGGTAAAGCTTTGGTTATTTTATCTTTCTCTGCGCGCATTTCTTGCACACGTAATCCTGACCTTTGTGCTTGTTGTATAAATGCTTTTGAAAAACCTTGATTCTCCATACATACATATCTCCAGTTATATTTTTGAGCTTGTCTTTGCATAGCAGGTACAATATCTGGTCCTTCCATCTTTACTCTTACTAAATCTTCTAAGAAGAGTTGATTACTTGGAGTTCTAGCAAAAGACATAATTACTGTATAGTCAGAACTTTTCTCTGTAGTTACAGCTACATCAACTGCGCCAAAGTGTTCTAGGTCTCTTGGGTCCCATTGACCTCCACCACCCATGTAATATCCATTGGCATTTATATCATAATAAGAAACCCATTCTGGTTTAAATAAACCTTGGCCTGCTTCTACAAATTCTGCCATATACTCTTGTGCATAAACTATTGAACCTACTTCTGTTTTAGCAGCTTCTAGCTCCTCAGGGTCTATTGCAGGATTATCTAAAGTAGTAAATCTAAATCTTTCCCAGCTATCTTGTTCTCCAGCAGTTTCCCATAAATCATAAAACCAATTACCAATACCAAGTGGAGTGCTAATAAATAAAGCAGAACCTTTTCTTTCTGTAAGTGTAGGACGTAATACTTCTTGCCAGACTTCTGGTTTTACGAAAGCTGCCTCATCAATAACAATAAAGTCTAAACCTTCACCTCTTAGACGTTGCGGATTATCAGCAGACTTACAAGCAATAAAACCGCCATTAGGAAATAAGACTTCCATGTTAGCGATTGAAATCTTTGGTTCAATTTCTTTAGGAAAGGACATAGCTGCGCTTTCGAGCGCTCTCCAGCCAACCCTAGCAATAGAAAAAGTAGGAGCAACCCACCAAGCTCTGCCTCCAGCCAATGCTGTTTGGATACAAAGTTGAACACCAAGTCTAGTCTTGCCAAAACGACGACCAGCACAAAGTATTTTCCAACGTGCATCACTCTCAGCAACTTTTTTCTGAGCTGGGTGAAGAGAAGGTAGTTCAGGTGCATATATGGGCATTTATAAAAGTTCTTTAGATTTAACTCTTAATCTTTCTATAGATTGCTCTATACCTGTTTTAGCTTGATGCCATGACACATGATTTTGTGAATCTTGTAATTTATTAGGTTCTAATAATAACAAAGCAAAATGGTCTGCTTCAAGTTTTTTTAATTGAGTTTCTACAATAGTTTGTTTATCTTCTTCTGTAATGTGTTCGTATTCCATATTCTCCTACCATCTATATTTTTGCTTACTTGCTTTTTGAACTTGTGCAAATGATTTGGGACTCAATGTTGAAGGGTCTTGTACAAACTCTGCATCCATTGGTGTTTCAAACCTTACATTTTTGGAAACCTGTCTTTTAGTTGGACTAGCACATTTAGGACAATTAATGCTTGGGTCTTCAGTTATTTTATAAGTTACCTCAAATAAGAATTCACAAACATCTTTAATACATTTATGTTCATATCTAGGCATTACACATATCTCCTCAAGTAAGCTCTTACAAACTTAGTGTACTCCCTTTTTGCTCCAGTTATTGTTTTACCATCAAAAATATCGTGATGGTATTTACAAAACATGGCCACATTACCTTCATCGTTCGAAATATTTCGATTCATGCCTCCCATGCCGATTCCAGTAATGTGTGCCATCTCCAGCCACTGTGTTGTGTCGCACTCTGGCCACTCACATCTATAGTTTGCTCGTTTCAATGCTTTTTCTCTTAAAGCTGATTTATTTATTTTTCCTGTACCTTCACGCTTTTTTTGTCCCATACCAGATATACCATGAGATTTACTTCTACGTTTTTTAAACTCTGCATAAGTTTCGTTTTCTGGGTCCCACTCAACTCTTGGCATAATCAGAAGCCCAATCTTTTTCGTATGAAAAATGTTTTCTAGGATGTAAACCACATTGACAATCATTTCTATATATTGTGTAGTTGTGTACTCTTTTAAGATAATCAATAGCTTTTCTAAGACCATCGTATTCTATTTGATATTTACAAATCTCTTCATCGCTATCTAATAAATATTTTATTTGTTGATACTTACTATTTATATTTACTAATCTACCTGCTTGCATCAGTCATCTCCTGCCCAATTAGGATTGCCTCTATACTCTTCAAGAAAGTTTTTTTCATATAAGTCAGTCATTGTTAGATATACTTTCTCAGCAACAATTAAACCTTTTTTAATTAACCATTTATAAGGTGCAGTAAAGATTTTGTTTTCCCATTCTAAAAATTTATTCCACATAATTTAATTGTAACAGAATATTGTTTTGGATACAGCTCTTCCTAAGAAGAGCCGATGATGGGAGGAGGTCGGTGTGGATGCCGACTTAACATAACTTTAACATTTAAAAACATAGGGTGTGGTATTTAAGTGGTACAGTAATAAGCTATGGATTATTTTTTAGGATTTATATTTGGATACTTTGTTAAAGAAGTAATTGCCTTGCTTAAAAGATTAAGCGATTGGGATTATGACAACAGACAAGGTTACTATTATGATATAGAACCTATGACAGAGGATGATTTACCCTAAGTCTTTTTTTTCCGCTCTCTTCTAATAGCCCTGCGTTCTCTTTCTGATTTACCACCCCAAATACCAAAACGCTCTTTTCTTTCGACTGCATATTCTAAGCATTCTTTTTGAACAGGACATTCTCTACAAATAGCCTTAGCAATAACTGTAGAACCGCCTCGCTCTGGAAAGAAATCATCTTGGTTTGGATGACCCTTACAACTAGCTTTGTTATACCAAGTAGGTACAGACATCATGTCATTCAGGTCACTATGTAAGTCATATTTCTCCATAACTAGATTTAACTACAGGATGGCTACGCAATACTAGGACTATTAATACAAAATAAAGGATATATAGTATGTTCGAACAAATGTTCGATATAAAGGGTGTTAATTTGGTATGGGCACAAAAAACCCAAAAAAATTACGCGGGGAGCTTAGTCTCCGTAGGATATCTGGAATTTTATAGGTTCGTCGCCTTGGGCGTCTATATCCAGCGTGGAACGCTTACCCCACTTCTTGGGGAAAGAACGCTCTAAGAACCAAGCACTAGCTTGCCAGGTCCCATTATCAGCAGCTCTTCTAATATTCTTTATATGAGCACCCTCAGCCTCAGCTCTAGCCCTTGCTACCGCCTCCGAAAACTCCGAATATATATAGACAAGCTCTATGTCACTATCCTCATGTATTGCTGGTAAAGGAGACTCTCCAGACCCTAGGGCTTTTATTTCGTCTTGCTTACTGTCTTCTTCTGCGCCTTTTTTAAGCCAGTCATAGTAAGTAGATGGCGCAATACCCGCCATAACGGCTGCATCTTCCTGATAATACCCTAATTTAAGCCAATTACATATTGTCTCTTGAATTTCAGGAGTTAATTTAGTCTTTCTACCCATATACAAGGTAATTTTACCCTATTTTGCACACCTGAGGTGGATTTGGAAAACCCAAAAAATTTGTGCGCACCACTTAAACGTTAGTGTAATGTAGGTCGTTTAATTTACAACGTACCCTACCTAAGGAAAAACAATTATGACTATGGATGAAATTATGAATGAGCACAAGGTGAAAGTCCGCTTCGCGGACTTCCAGAACGATGCTGACGCATCGTCCTCTAAGACGCCAGAGGCGCAAGATATGTTGGAAATGTTAAATAACTATTACGACGATATGCAACAGGAGAACCAGTTGCCTTCGTCACCATCTAAGATGTCTTACAGACTTGGTGAATACGATAACCAAATTCTACACACAGCAGACTTACCTGCTGGGTTCGAGGTTAACAGAACACAGTTTGGTTCATATATGCACGAAGTATTCGAGGCTGCAGTTAATCACAAGCTTAGTGATTACACATTAGCTAAAAACAAGCTTGACGATGACGTAGTCATCGAACTTAACGAAGTAGAGGAACTCTACGCAGTGACGTTATTCAATCGCTTCCTTGGATACATTGACTTAAGTGCAGAGTATCTTACAGAGCATACAGTTAAGGGTGAAGTTAACTACATCTTGTATGAAGGTTCTGCTGACTTGATAGAACTTCACGATGATGAGACATTCACTGTAATTGATTACAAGAATTACAAGTCTCTCAGCGAGGAAGACATACAAGGTCACTTGACACAGTGTCGTATCTACGCTACAGCTTATGCTAAGCAGACAGGTAAGACAGTCAGGGAAATCAAGGTTCACTACCCAATGCAAGACTTGACCGAAAGTGAGACATACATTGGCTGACAAGGAGAGAATGGCTTTAGGCCAAAACAAGAACCATGCTGAATTGAAGAATGAAATGGTAAACATTAAATTAACACACTTCTCTAAGAGCGACTTTATCAGGTGGAGACCAGAGAAACACAAGGGTACTGAGTTTGCAAACTGGGGAACTGGTAGTAGATGGCCTACATGGAAACCTTCTGGTCTTTACTTAGGCTTTGGTAATGAGTACATGGACTGGAGATTTAAAGATGTTGACCCTGCTACAAGAGTACATAAAGATATGGTTACAGAGCGTAACTGGAACTTTAGACACGAAGTTACAATACAGTGTAACGAAGACGATATATACATAGTCAATACTATTGATGACTTACCTAATCCTAAGTTTAACTACTACCTTAAGACAGAGCAGCTACGTTGGTTGTCTGACAGAGTTGAGGAAGAATACAGAAAGACTATTGGTAAACCTAATGATGAGCGTCTTACTAAAGATGAAAGAGATACTCTAATAAAAAGAATTAAGATGTTTGGTGCTCTTGAACACTTCCAAGACTATCACGCATGGGATGAACTACAAGAGAACTACAAAGCTGTTTACATTACACAACACTTCTTCGATAACTATAAAGATGTTTACGACTTGCATATGAGACAAGTTATTGTATTCGACACAAGCATCATTGTTGAGAAAGAAACATATGGTGAGTTGTTCAACTACAGAGAGTATGTAGGAGATATTGAATATGATTGGAACTGGGCTTATATCGGGTTGTACAACCACTTCTACAAAGAGCTAATGAGTAACGAAATCATTAATGATTATTACGACTTGCTTGATGGAGATGTGGAGTTTAGTATGGTGCACGTTCACCAATCAATACTAAACAAACTAATAAAAGAAAGAGTAGCGCGACAAGACGCGGTACGTGATATAGAAAAGAGGATAAACTCATGGAAGAGTTAATCGCTTGGGCCATATTTAGTGGCCTTGTTATACACGCTCTAGTAGGAGAGAATGGAATGGTAAACCATTTCTTTCCAGGTTGGAGCAAAGCCATTGGAACAGATAAGCCAGATATGGGTGACACTATCTGTTTTAGATGTGAATGGTTTGACCACAAGAGTACATTTAGATGTGCTGACTGTGGTTATAAATGGACATCTATTATCCCAGTGGATGAAGATACTGATTGGTATCAAGAGTGGTTAGAAGAAACTGCTGATATTGATTGGGACAAAGAGTTTAGTAAAGGAGGTGAATAAATGAAGTGGGGCGACTTTAGTACTTTATACAGTATAAAAGCAATACAAAAAGCTCGTGAGTATGACTTAAACTTGCATGAGACTGGACAACTTATCCATGACTATTGGATACTTGCTCAGATGATTGCAGAGAAGCAGCTTGATTACACTAATCCATTCTTAGAGGATTATACACGTGAGAAAGCTGAAGCTCATCAAACAATGTTGAAACCATACAATGAGTTAACATTTGACAGCCAAGTTAAAGACTTGTACCTATTCTATGTACATGACACCAAGAGGTTCATGTCAATGAATGGAGCAATGGAAATTGTAAAACATTTTCCTAGAGTAATTACTTGGGTCAACTGGATGTAAAGAAATGAAAGGAGATACATAATGAAATGTATCAGAGAAAATCCAACAAGCACTGAGGAGAGATGTCACTTTCCTCCATATCTACAGTCCCAAACTGAGAAAGGAAAAGTGCTGTGTAAGTATCATGCAATGGACGAGCTAGTCAATTTTGCATGGAAGAATAAAATAAAAGTAAAGGGGGTTAGGAATTGAGTCCTGAACAAATAGAAAAGTATAACGAGATTCGTTATGCATGTAAGGATATCTTAGATGCAGATACGAAATACGACATACTTGATAAGGAAGCAGTCAAAAGCATAGGTCGCATTATGGCAGACAATGAATGGAGTCACCAGAGTGAAAGACTAGAGCAGATGACTAGAAAGTGTGATGAGTTGTTTACTGAGAATCAGTCGCTCACACGTAAACTAAAACGATTGGAAAAGAAATTATCTAATTAGGTAGAAAGGAAAGGTGAACGTAATGTTTCCCTTATATGTAGGAATAATAGGAGTAATAGCTTTACTCCTTTTAATTAGAGCACAAAGAAATGAAAGGAGGTTCTAAATGGGTGCCATATTTATTGAGCAGTATGTAATGGGCTTATTGAATGGTGAGTTCAACGTATGGATGTACACAGCAATGTTTACATTTACATGTATGTACTTGGCAAACAAGTTAGGTCAATTCATATTTAAGCGCTAGTTAGTTAGCAAAGGGGTAGCATTCCTGTAAACCAAGTTCGATAGTGGTCTAGAGGAATGTTACCCCATAGTAAAACTGGATAGCATGGTGAGAATTGTAATTACGATTCACGATGCAACAGGAAAGGAGCATAGGTAATATGCAGAATCTTGTTCGTCTAAGCAACAAGAGATTCAAGAAGATTCAATCTTACTTGACGGAAAACCCTGACGTTATGAGGGAAATGGAAGGAATGAATTACACTGACGTGTTACACGCGGTGGATGACATTCTAAGAGTAAAGGAGGCCAACATTGGCTAATCGCAAAGGGCTCAAGGAGTCCGAGATTAAAGCCTCTAAGTCCTACTCAATGGATGAGTTCATGGGAGCTTATCTTAGAGGGGAGTTAGAGTTAAAGCCAGATGGGAAAGTCAAAGCTGCAGCAACAGCTAATGGCAGACCTAGATGGTTGTTGGTACCAGCTAACTTGAGAGATATACCAGAAGATATGGATATATCAGATTGTTACAAATGGTTCCAACATCAAGACCGTAAAGGTAATAAGTATCATATCTTCGGTCTAAAGAGAAACGAGTGGAAGAAGAAAGGTTACGAAGGTAAACTTGTCAAACGCTACGTTTCAGAGATTGAGAATGAGTTATCTCAAACACAGCAGGAGGATGAAACCTTTAATGCTGAATTCGAGCAAGAAATGCTTGAGTGGGCAGCAGGTGATGACAAACGTTAGGTAAAAAGTTACTTGACCTTTGTATAGATACCTGCTATCTTTATAGCAATATATCAATACATAACAGTGTTATTAGCAGTAATGCATTAACACAGGGAAGGAGAAATAAATATGTTTTGGACACTCGATTCCATTACAGAAGCTAAAGAGTTATTCCCAGACTTATTGTCTTTGTGGGAAGATTCCAATACAACTAATGACCTTGGCAATATGACCAATGTCAATATTAATTGGGACTACCTAGAAGATAAAGTTAGGAGTAACTTTACTGTACAACCTGACTACAGGATTCCACATCAGGAGCGTACTGAGGATGATGTTAGAGACTACACCCAGTGGTCTATATCTAAAATCTATGTGATACCACATAGTTCTCTCAACGCTATGAATAGAATCTGTAGTTGTCAGAATGCTAGGTTCGAGAACGAAGACCCTAGTACTTTGTTAGGTAGAACAGCTCATCATGACCATGATTCAGTTCACCATTTGCATAATGCAATTGCAACTATGAACGAGAATGGTCGTGAGGTACCAGCTGGTGGCTGGAACCAAGACGGTCGTGTTGAAAGACCTTATTATCTGCAAGAGATAATTAGAGGTCTGCAGAAACAATATGACCAAAGGTTCCATGGTGCAAATGTCTGGCGCAAGAGCAGTAAGCACAGGTCGTACAGAGAGAGGGCTAGTAGAGTTATTGGTGACAATCTTCACTACATTCTATTCATCCATCAGGATGAGAATGGTGTAGAGAGATGTTATAGCCAAGCCTATATTATCCCTTATGTAGAAGGTGGCACAACTCAGACTAAGTTGAGTCACGGTATCTCATACAGTCTCAATGAGATGAGTACTCCATTCTATGGATATTATGATTCATTCGAATGGGATATGTATGAGAACGTTATCTACAAGCCAAGAGACCGTAGCAGCATAAGGCAATACAAAGAATGCAAATCTTGTTTACAGCAAGTTAACAAGAACAACTGTGTCTTTGCTATTAACATGGGTAGAAGTCAAGGTAGATATTCTATCTGTTACTTATGTGCAGCTACTCAGACTGCTGGCTATGACCCTAATACGAAAGCGTTTGTTAGGTATCCACATGGCATACCTCAGACAACGTCAAGACTAAGAGAGTTCTTGCGTACTAGAATGCTTGACGAAGATGGACGTAGGTCTGGTCACCATACCATGACACTTGTTCCGTTCTTCAGAAAGATACCTACTACCAGTAACTCAAGTTCGTATGCATGGGTTGATGTATCAGAAGAACATTCACAATGGATGCATGCTGATGGATTAGATGAGCAGATTGAGCTAAGTCTGGAGGCTAGGAAGTATCTTACTTGGTGTGCACAAGAAGATGTGTTTACACCAGAAGAAGGTGCATATGAATCTATCGGACATGTAGGTAATACATTCGATTGGTTCTCAATAGATGACGGTCAAGTCGACGCTATTCTAGCTTGGGACGAACTGGCTGATGGAGGCATCAACCTGTACGAAAACGACCCAGACATATCAGAAGATGATTATGAGTCAGGCGAGGTTAGGGATACTGACTTCGATGCTATATATCACTCTAATGATATAGAATACTATGACCGTAACGAGCAACCGATATTCGACCATTCGTTGTTCCTAACTATATATGACCCTAATCAATGGGAAGACTATATGAATGGTAGGCGCAATGGTAGTGCTGCTCCAAGTATCAGACAAGTGATTCGAGTAGAGAGAAATGCTATTCATGTTGTAAGACATGGACTAGCAGAGATGAATCTCGAAAAGAACACATGGGACTTTATGTTCCCTGTCTGGCAAGTAGCTATGGGTAACCACAATGACGGCAGACTTATCAAGCCTGTTGGTCAAGATAGTTGGTCTAACCCAGAGATGATGCAACCTGCTCAGTACTTGAGTATGGAGCGTGCTCGTGAACAAGGTAACATTAGTGACCATACAATGATGGTGAATAGTCAGATTGGTCCATTCTATGGCGTAGAGATAGAGATGGTCGGTCGTAGGAATGTGCATCAAGATGCTAATGACATGGAGAACACTCATCGTAGATTGATTGAGGCGTTTCATCCTAATTGGTCAGAAGTGAATGGTCAGCGTACTCAGTTGGCATACAGAGTACAAGACAGTTCAGTTGATTCTGGTTCTAGCTGGGGTCATGAGGTTGTTACTCAACCTATGACAATAGGTGCCTGGCAAATGGTACCAGATGAGTTCTGGACATTGTTGCGTGATAAGTATGTAGCAATGTACAACGAAGGTGGAGGTAGAAACTATGGCAATGGTATTCATATACATATTGACCATGATGCGTTTACTACTGGACATCTTTGGGCGTTCATTGATTACTTTATGAGGCAGCATCAGGTGTATATAGAAGACGGAGAAGTCGCAGCAGAAGAAACATTGTTGTACAAAGTTGCACAACGTGGTTCTGGTCGTTGGGCTCATTGGCGTTATCCATATCACCAAACAAGACGTGGTCAAATCGAAAATGTCGATGACATTATCGCAGCGACTGCATTGAGAAGACGTACCGATAGAGGTGGAGATGGTAAGTATGATGGCATTAACTTTGTCAAAGACAATACCATTGAGCTTAGGTACTTTAACTCTACTACTGTACAAGATAGGGTCTTAGCCAGACTCGAGTTTGTCGAGGCAGTGTATCGAATGACCAAGCAAGAATCTATTGCACTTGGTGAATTCAATACTAGAGAAGGTAACGAGAATGAAAGATTCCGTGAACACTTCAGAGGCTTGACAGCTCAGTACTGGAATGATAAGCTATGGCACTACGTTCTTTCTACGGAAGCAAATCGTAGGAAATATAGCAACCTAATCAAGTTAGGTAGAGAAACAAATGTGTTTGATTTGAACAGACTGTTCGGAGCACATACAGTGTATAACGACACACTTTCTGAAGCCAGAGAGTTTGTTGATGCACTGGTAGACATAACAGAAGAAGGAGGTACACAATAATGTGTATTATCGCAAGCGTTCCTAAGGGCGCAAACATAGATAAAGAAACACTAGAGACTATGTGGAAACACAATAGCGATGGTGCAGGTATCAGTTGGATTGACGAGAAAGGTAAGGTTCGTGTCTATAAGACTATGAAGCTTAAACCATTCTTGACTAAGTTCAAAGAGGTACAAAAGAAATATGGAAGGACTGCTGACATGCTAGTTCACATGAGGATAGCAACTCATGGTTCTGTATGTATGGACAATAACCATCCGTTCAATGTAGATACTCAGACAGTATTTGCACACAACGGTATATTGCCTACGCAGTTTCATCCACCAGCAAAGCGTGACATAAGTGACACTCGTTACTTCAATGAAACGTTCTTGCAGTATCAGAAACTGGCAGCACTTGATGACAGTAGGTACATCGACCACTTGGGTAGTGTGATTGGTAGCTTTAACAAGCTAGTAATCCTTACAGCTAATCCTAAGTTGCGTAGAGATTCCTACATTATCAACGAGGCTAGTGGTGAAT